GCGACCCCTGGCAGGCAGACCACCTAGTGCCTGGTGATCCCGATTCCGTTCTGATGAAAGCGCATCGCTCGTGCAACATTCGACGCGCGAGGGGTGGGGGGACACAAGCGCGGAGTGGGGTGCAGTAGTCAGACCGTGAGGCGGTGCTACCCGCATGTCCCCTCGCTCGCTGTGCGCGAGAACGACAGCTTACCACCGAGACCCCTGCGAGGACCAATGCCAGGAAAAGGACGAACGCCGTCTAAGACGGAGTGGAGTAGGGAGCGCGACCAGCGCCGCCGTGAGGCCGAGTTCGTGAAGGTCTCCGACGACGGCCAGCTGCGTGGTCCCGTTTTGCCGGAGTCCACGACTTGGCATGAGCGCACCCTGGCCTGGTGGGATAACTGGCGGCGCTCTCCCCTGTCGCAGACGTTCACCACGACGGATTGGGATTTCCTGCTGGACACAGCGCTCCTGCATAACGATCTGTGGGCCGGGAATACCGGCGTGGCTGCGGAGTTGCGGCTGCGCGTGGCCAAGTTCGGCGCGTCCCCTGAGGACCGGCTGCGTCTCAAGGTCGAGGTCACCGACGAGGTGGCCGCTGCCAAGGCCGAGCCGCGCGTGGACTCTGACCGTAAGGCGCGTCTCGTTGCTGTCGCCAACGCATAGTCTTGGGCTCCAGATCGTTGATTGGCTGGAGCATTACTGCGTCCACGGTCCTGGCGACGTCGAGGGCGAGCCGCTGCGACTAGATGACGAGTTCGCCGCCTTCATCATGCGCTGCTACGAGACCGATGACGCTGGCCGCAGGCTGATCCGCCGCGCCGTGCTGTCGCGTCCCAAGGGTCGCGCCAAGTCGGAGCTTGCTGCGTTCCTGGCTATCGCTGAGGCGATTGGCCCGGTGCGCTTCTCGCACTTCGCTGCTGCTGGCGAGATATCCGCGTGGGGTTATCCCTACGACGAAGGCGAGCCGGTCGGCACTCCCGTGAAGCGTCCCGAGGTGCTGTGCTTCGCCACGGAATACGGGCAGGCCGGCAATACCTACGACGCGGTGCGGTTCATCTGCTCGACGTCTGAGCGGCTACGCGCTGACTACCCTGGCATTGACGTGGGGCTGACGCGCATCATCCTGCCGCAGGGTGGACAGATCACACCCGAGTCGGCTGCCGATTCATCCAAGGACGGCGGCAAGTCCACGTTCTGTGTGTTCGATGAGACGCACCTGTGGACGCTGCCACGGCTCAAGCGTCTGCATCAGGTGGTGCTGCGCAACCTGCTCAAGCGCAAGACGGCTGCGGGCTGGGGCTTTGAGACCACCACGATGTACGCACCCGGTGAGGGCTCGGTGGCCGAGGGGACGCACGAGTACGCCAAGGCTGTGATGGAGGGCCGCACGGCTGATGCTGGTCTGCTGTTCGATCATCGCCAAGCCGCACCGAAGTGGGATGCGACGAAGAAGCGCGACCGGCTCGCAGGTCTGGCCGAGGTCTACGGACCAGCATCCGAGTGGATGAACCTCGACGCGATCGCCACATCGTATGAGGACCCTCAGACATCATCGGCTGAGTGGGAGCGGTACTGGTTCAACCGTCCCGTGTCCCTTCAGGGTCAATGGCTACCGCAGGCCGCGTGGGATGAGTGCCAGGTGGCGCGCGAGATCCCTGACCACGCCGACGTCGTTCTGGCGCTGGACGGCTCGTTCTCGGGCGACTCCACCGCGCTAGTTGCCATCCAGATCGGCGAGTTCCCGCACGTTCAGGTGGCTGGTCATTGGGAGCGGCTGCCGGGTCAGACTGATTGGCGCGTGGACATCCTCGATGTCGAGGAGACGATTCGCACCGCGTGTCTGCGCTGGACGGTGCGCGAGATCACCGCCGACCCGCATCTATGGGCGCGGTCCTTGCAGATCCTCGCCGAGGACGGTTTACCCGTGACCGAGTTCCCGCAATCGGCAGCACGCATGACCCCTGCGACCAAGCGCACCACCGACATGGTGAATACGCGCAGCATGACCCACAACGGCGATGCGTCCCTGACTCGCCACGTCAGCAACGCAGTCCTCAAGCAGGACTCGCGCGGCACCAGGCTGATGAAGGAAACCAAGTCGAGTGAGCGCCGCATTGACTTGGCCGTGGCGATGGTGATGGGGATTGAGCGCGCGATGACGCGCGTGGAAACACCACCTGCGCCGACTGTGAACTTCTACTAACGGAGACTTGATGCTGGCTAACGTCTTGCAGGTTGCTGGCCTGCTTGCTATCGCGGTGGGCGTGGGATGGATATTCCTGCCTGCTGGCGTGGTGGCCCTCGGTGTCGGTGCGCTCCTGTTCGGTCTAGCGCTGGAGCGTGAATGATGCTGGGACGTTTGCTGACCCCTGCGCGCGAGGAGCGCGCCGTGACCTACCAGTCACTCTTTCTGACCGATGGGATGCTGGCACCCGCGTCGCTGTCCGGCGTTTACATGACTCCGGCCACCTCGACGAAACTGGCGACCGTCTTTGCTGCGCTGCGGCTCATCGCTGACACGATTGCCACCCTGCCGATTGACTCCTTCATCCGCCGCGACGGTGAGCGCGTCCCGTTCCGTCCCCGTCCCGAGTGGGTGGACCAGCCCGACGCTGATCGCGCCGTGGCGCGCTCGGACTTCTACCAGTCTGTGTTGATGTCGGTACTGCTGAACGGCAACGCCTACATTCGGATTATCCGTGACAACGGCGAGGTCATCGGGTTCAAGGTGCTGGACCCGACCCGCGTGCGCGTGGAGCGTAACCGCGCTGGGTTCGCACAGTTCATCTTTGACCAGACCATCATCATCCCCGCCGAGGATATGCTCCACATCACGGACATCCGGCGTCCTGGCGCGCTGGTCGGCATGTCGCGGGTGGATGAACTCAAGGACGTGCTCGGGATCGCTCGCGCGCTCGATGAGTACGCGGGTCGATACTTCGGCAGCGGCACGATGTCGAGTGGGATCATCAACGTCCCCGGCGATATGACCGAGGAGCAAGCAACCCGGCTCAAGGATCAGTTTGAGAAGAACAGCCGAGGGCTGACCAAGGCGCACAGGCCGAACATCCTGACGGGTGGCGCGACGTTTGAGAAGTTGAGCGCCGACGCCGAACGTGCGCAACTGGTCGAGTCACGCGCGTTCACTGTCGAGGAGGTCGCGCGTATCTTCAAGATCCAGCCGGTGATGCTCGGCATCACAGCTGGCATGTCGCAGGCGTCGGTGGAGCAGCAGCACATTCAGTTTGTGACAATCACGCTGCGGCCATACGTTCACAAGCTTGAGGAAGCGTTCAGCAGCCTGCTGCCGGGTGGCGCGTTCCTGCGGTTCAACATGGACGGCCTACTGCGCGGCGACCTGGCCAGCCGATTCTCTGCCTACTCGACGGGTATGCAGTCCGGCTTTCTGTCCCCCAATGACGTGCGACGCCGCGAGGACCTCCCACCCGTGGATGGTGGCGACGTGTACCGGGTGCCGCTTGCCAACATCAACTTGGAAGCCGCGAACCTTGTGGAGACTGACCGCCGCGTGATGATGGCGACGAGACTAATCAACGTGGGCTTCGAGCCGGAGCAGGTTCTGGCCGCGCTGTCGCTTCCGTCTATTGAGCACAGCGGCTTGCCGTCGGTGCAGTTGCAGAACGCAGCGTCCTCTGTCGGTCTGCCGATTGACGACGTGTATCCGACGGGCCGTGACTGGCAGGAGGACGTGGAGCAGCGCGAGGCTATTGAGACCCTGGGCGAGACCCTAGTGTCCACGATCCAGAACTTGCCGCAGCCGATTGTGAACGTACACATGCCAGAGCAGCCAGCGCGCACGCGCAAAGTGAAGCGCGACGCCGACGGCAATATCTCTGAGATCGTGGAGGAGTAATGGCTCTCAACACCAACGGGCTCAACGCGCAGGTCGGTGGCCTGACTGCCGTCGCTGCCTTTGCCAGCCTTCACACCGCAGCGCCGAACGCATCGGGCAGCAGCGAGGTCACAGGCGGGTCCTACACCCGTGAGTCAATCTCCTGGGGCGCGGCATCTGGTGGCACCGCAGTCTCCAGCGGGAACATCGTTTTTGACGTCCCGACGGGCACGACGATCACGCACCTGGGTTACTGGTCGGCGTCCACCTCGGGCACCTTCTACGGCAGCCGCGCGCTGGACACCTCGCAGACTTTCAGCACCGCAGGCACCTACACCATCAGCGCAGGGAACCTGTCCGAGTCAGTCGCCTAAGCCATGGCTGGGCTGTTCACCCTTGACAGCGCCACGCTTGGCGTTCTGGGTGAAGATGTCCTGGGTGGCCAGGGCACCGGGTTCGTTGTCGGCTCCAATACGAGCGCGGGCAGCGTCACGGGTGCTCAAGGCTTCAGCGGTTCTGTCATCGGCGCGTCATCGAGCGCAGGCACGGCGACAGGCATCGCTGCGCGGTTCGGTTCCGCGACAGGCTCACAGACCAGCGCAGGAAGCGCTACCGGCACCGAGAACGCGACAGGAACCGTCACGGGTGCGCAAACCAGTAACGGCAGCGCTAGTGGCTCAGCGGCCGGCAATGGCAACGTGGTCGGGTTCAGCGTCAATGGTGGCGCAGCGGGTGGATCGCCAGACCTAGCGGGCTCAGCGATCGGCAGCAGCACGAGCGCGGGCAGCGCGTCTGGCAGCACGCCATCACCGCCGACACCACCACCAGCGCCGACGCCAGGTGGCCACGGGCAGCCGTGGTGGTT